TTACGCAACCTCGCTTATCGCCTTATACGCTGCCACGCTTTGCGCTTTCACGATTTTGCCGCGGAAGGCGAGACGCGAGCCGACATACGCATACGCATTCGAGGCACCGTTATTCGCATTCGCATACGATACACCGCCATTCGCGCTCGCGTAGAAGTAACCGCGACAGACCACACGGCCTGCAGAGGTGCTTATCCAGTATATATCGGAATAATACGTGCTGCTGGAGCCGTTCATCGAGCCGACTGATATGACTGCCATCAGTTTGCCGTGGGCAACGGAGGTTATCCAGTAGCCGCTGTTCGTCGTGCCCTTTATCATCACCGTTGTCCCGTCGGGTAGCCAGATGCGCCACTTGCCGGCGTTGCCCGAGTCGTTTGGCAAGTCCACGCCGTCCATCATGTCATACTTGTGGCCGTAGATGTCCTCGTAGCCGATGCAGCAGATGTTGTTCACCTGCGTCACTTTCGTGGCTCCGTATTCGTCCTTGTCTTTATACCACGCATATTGATGTACTCGGTTCTCGTCCACAAGGCTGTTCGTCACGTTCTGGTTGATGCCTTTCGCCTCGTCATAGCCGATGGTGTCCTGCATGCCCCTTGATGCCGTGCCGCCTGTCGTGCGCACGTTAGTGTGCGAACCTGCGCCGCACTGCTCCTGCATGTTTCTGCGACCATATTTGGCATAGGCAAGGTTCGCTATGCGGAAGTGCATCAGCGCGTCTATCTGCTGCATACCGCGCTGCACGCTGTAGTAGTGGAAGTCTGTCCACGTCATGCTCGCCGTCGTTGAGCCGCCCGTGATGCAAGCCCGCAGTTTCGTACCCACCACGCTGCTGCCCACAATGGCGCACAGGTGCTCGTCGTTGGCAAACCACTCCGGCTCCATGTCCTCTATCTTCTCGCTGTTACTCAGCACAACCTTGTCGAACTCTGCCGTGTTCAGTATGGAGAAGTACAGAGCCACGGCGTTGTCCGGCACGTCGCTGATAAGGTACATGCCTGCCTCAAACCTGTTGCCCAGCGTTGGCACCACGATGCTGTCCACCACATTGCCGCTCGCATCTGCAAACACCGAGCCTACGAGGTTCGTGCCAGGCACGCTCGGCCAGCGCACCTTCTTGTAGCCGCTTACATCTACCTTGCACACAGAATAGCTGCTGTCCGTGCTGAAAGCGTTGGTCACGGTGTCCTTGCCACTCATCACCTTGCGTCCGCTGGTGTAGCCGCCTTGTGTCTTCTTGATGTCCTCCAATGTCAGCACGTCCACATCGGGCACGCTCGGCATGTGATCCTTGTCCCTGAAACTGTAGCACGAGTAGTTCTTGCCGTTCAAGAAGTCGTTGATGCCCTTGCTCCAGAAGAACGGCTCATACATCATCCAGTCGCCCTCCGTGCCGTCAAGTTTGGCCGCCGAGCCGTCCGTGTACTTGTTGCTGTCCGTATCGTCCAACGGGAAGTAAGTCATCTCGCCGTCCAGGTTGTTCACCACGGTGTCCACGTTGGCGATGTTCACATTCCGCGTCGTCGCCTTCTTCGTCACCTTCGCCAGCACCCTATGTCGGTTCTTGAAGATGGCCTCTATGTGGCCGCTCGGCTTGTAGTCGTTGCCATACTTGTAGCCCGTGCCGTTGTCCAGGTTCGAGATGTTCGCGTCGTCGGCCACGCTCTCGTCGCTCTCCAGCATCGTGTATTCCGGCTGCACGATGTTCAACTCTGGGAAGTGCTGTTGCAGCGCCTCGTATTCCTCGTCGCTCTTGTATCGTGTCAGGCGGTAGGTGCCCACCAGTCGGCAGGTGTCCACGTTGCCGCCGTTCTCGTCCACGCCGCCCGTCGCCATCAGCGAGGTCAGCAGGCTGCCGTCGCCCTCCGTGTCTATGCCGGTCACGCGCAAGTACTTCACGTTGGCGCACTGCCCGTGGATGGTTCGCCAGTCCAGGTTCGGACAACTGTCCACCACCAGTCTTGTGATGTTGCTTGTGCCCTCCAGCGTCAGTCCGCCGTTGGTCAGTTTGCTCAGGTAGCGCAGCTCCAGCGTCTGCAATGTCGCCGGCAGCGTCACATTGGTCAGCGGTGCGCCCTGTGCAAAGTTCGCGCCCGTCAGAGCCGTCTTGCCCGCCTTCAGCGTCTCCAACTTGGTGTTGTTGCTCAGGTCTATTCCTGTAAACGAGGATGACTTCAAGCCCGTCATGTTCAGCGTCCGCAGGTTCCGGCAGCCGTTCACCAGTAGCGCGTTCAGCGTCGTCTGCGTCTGTCCGCAGCTCACGTCCAGAGTCCTGAGCGCCGTGCAGTTGTTCAGGTTCAGCGTCTGCAGTATCGCGTGGCTTACGTCCGTCAGGTCAAGCCCCATGATGCGGCTCGCACCGTAGATATATTGCGGGTCGTTCACGATGAGGTCCGTGTCTAATGTCAGTTCCACCTGGCTCCCCGTGTCCTCCGCCAACACCGCGCTCTCGTGCGGCGTACCGCTTGTGTAGCCGTAGCCGAAGAAGTACCGCTCGCTTGCCGTGATCCGTATCTTCCGGTTGTCCGAGCCGAACTTGTAGCCGAAGTAAGCAGCAAAACTGTCCTTTCTGTATGTGCCGCACACATACTGGCTATCCAGCAGAGCGAAGCGGTTCTGAATGGTAAAAGTGCGGTGCGCATACCGGCTGCCCTGCAGCGCATACAGGTAGTCGTAGTAGTTCGTCGTGCCGTCAGCGCTCGTCACGCCCTCCGTCAGCGGTTTGATGTACTTGTATATGCCGTCCTTGTTGTAGATGCGCTCGCACCAGTTGCCCATCTGCTCCTCGTTGAACACCTTCAGCACATACTCCAGCGACATGGTAGAGCGCAGTTTGTCAGCCACCTCCCTCAGTTTGTCCGGGCAGCCTCTCACCAGTTCCCACAGCGTGGAGTCGTGTCCCGCAAACGCATACGAGCCGATGCTCTCGTCCATCGTCTCCCAGGTTATCGTGTAGTCGTACTTCAATACGGAGTCGTTGCGCTCGCCGAATATCGTGTCCATGTCATAGGGCAGGAAGTACCATATCTTGCCGTCCCAGGTCGCCAGCATCATGTTCTTCGCACGGTTATCCACCGCCATCAGGTAGTCCGTGATGAGGTACCATGCAAAGGGCGAGTCGTTCCCGAAGTATTGGTCATACTCGTTCAAGAACTTTGTCGCATTGCCCTTGCACGATTGTATCCACTCCCAAAGCCGCTTCACCGCCGCCTTGTCGTCCTCGTGTGCCGTCGCCCACGTTTGGTCGGCCTTGAAGCGGAACTCCAGTGCGTCGTCAAACGTGTCCATGCTGCTCGTCCCGAACAGGCACAGCGCTTCCGAGTTGTTCAGGAACTCCAGACAGATGCACTTGTTCCGCTCGCCATTGAGGGCTGCTTCATCATTGAAGCCCTCTATGCCCTCAAAGCCGTAGATGATGCCGCTCCCGCTCTTCTCGTTGTTGAAGTTATACTTGCCTAAGTACACGTTCTCGCCCGTCCCGTCGTTGTCGTAGAACAGGTCTATCGGAAAACCGTCCACGCCGATTCTCACGTCATAGTTGCCCTTGTAGGCCGCCTGGGGCGGGGTCAGCCAGCCGCACTTCTTCCAGATGTCGTTCACTATCCTCACCGCTCCTGTGTTGTGCGTAGATGAGGAATCGGAAAAGTCGGCCTTCAGGCAGAAGATGTCTATCGGTCGTGCGCTCGGCTTGAACGAGTATTTGAAGTCCGGCACCTCCACGCCGTTTACATAGAGTTTCGTGCCGTACTTGCTCTCTCTGCTGAAGTAGATGCGGTAGTTCTTTCTCGGGTAGGTGGTTGACGATGTGCCCTGTATCCTCAGTCCGCACTGGTAGATGATGAAGTCATACTCCTTGCCGTAGGCCGAGTAGAAGTAGATGTCCACCGGCACCTCAAACTTCTTGTTGTTCGTCTGGTTCACCAGGTTCACGTCGCCCACGATCCTCATCACGCTCTTGCCCATCGCCCGCAGTTTGTCTATGTCCACGTCCGTGCCCTCGTCGTTCATCACATTGTTCTTCTCGAACAGCACCACCATCTCATCGCTCGTCGGGCGGTCCACCATGTAGTTCGCCAGTTCCTCGTCGTCGCCTAAGGCGCGGTTATATACACGCATATTGCGCACCTCCACATCCGCGCTCTCGCTCGTTATCCGTATGTTGGCAGGTGTTTCCTGCAGCAGCGAGTCCGTCGAGGCATACTGCTTCGCGCCGCAGAGGATGCCGTTCACATACAGTTCCATCAGTCGGTTGCCCTTCTTCTCCTGGATGACAAACGCTATCTTCAGCGTCATGCCGCTCGCGAACTTCGTGCCCACCTCCGAGCCTGCGCCCGTACGCATCACGGCCTCCTGCGTCGTCAGTCGGAAGCCCACGCCGCCAGCCATGCAGTCCACCACAGTGCCCTTCCGATCGGTCACGTTCGTGCACGCCAGTTCCATCTCGTAGGTAGCGCCCGTTGTGGTCGCGTCGTTGCTGAAGGGTTTGTAGCCTATCTCAATATTTGCCCCGTTCGTCAGTTTCAGCGCATCGCCCGTCCAGCCGTTGCTCTGCCAGTCAAAGCCTTCAAACGCCGTTTGAACGTCGTTATATCGCCATTCGGCAGGCTCGCTCTCCGTGTTGCTCCTGCCCGCAGCCGTCAGCTTCATCTGCAGTCCGGAGGTCGCCTCGCCCAGGTCGATGCCGCTCTCCGTCACCTCCACGCTGAAAGGATATTCCGTCGTGCCGCACTTCAGCACCATCGCCACCGTCCCCTGCTCTAAGAAGCGGTTCTGGTAGGTCTGCACCGTCCTCGGCACGGCCACCGTCTGCGTCCGTATGCCGTCTCTCCACACACCCACCGTTGCCGGGGTCGCCGTCGGGTCGTAGGCCACGAAGTCAAACTTCACCTGCTCATACTGCCCCGCCGTCAGCGTCGGTGTCAGGTGGTCGTCCGCAAAGATGCGCCCGTCCCCGAAGGTCAGTTTCGTGCCGATGTACGGCTCGCTCCGCCCTCCCTTCAGGATGTCCATGTATATGCTCTCGCTCTTCAGCGTCAGTTCCGCGCTCGCCTCCATCTCCGCCACCAGTTGCACCGTATGCCGGCCGATGCTCAGTCCCGACATGGATAAAGAGAAGCTGCCGTTCGTCGTGCCGCTCCGCTTCACCGTCTGCGCGTCCCACTGGTGTCCGTCAAGGTACAGCGTCACCGTCTTCTCGCCGCTGCCGCTCACCGCAAACGGGATGTTCACCGCCTCGCTCACGCCATAACCGCCTTTCGCTATGCACTCGGCAATGTTGAAGCCGCTGCTCAATGAAAGCGTCACCGCCTTCACGCTCACATAGCTCTGCTTGGTCTGCGTCTTGCCGGTGGTCGGGTCTGTCGTGGTGGCTTTCACATAGATGTCCGTCGTGCCAAGCAGCAGGTATTTCGTCAGGTCAAGCGTGTATGTACCCTTGCTCACCTCCTGCTGCGTGTCGGAGTACATCAGCGTTGCGCCGCGCTTCAGCTGTATCTCCACGGTGGCTTTCTGTCCCGTCGATGTGCCTTTCTCGTCGCCACTGCTGTACTGGTGGTCATACGTCCACGTCAGCAACACGCTGTCCCCTTCCTTGATGATGGTCTTGTCCGCCTCTGCCGTCAGCACTATCTTGGTGGTGGAAGTGTCACCGCCACCGCCGCCCGTACCTGCCGGGATGTCAGCCGAGGCTATCTCCGCCCCGCTTTTGTTCGTCAGCGCCAGACGCACACTGCTGCCGTCGTCGCTCAGCTCCGCATTCATGCCCAGCACGGTGCTCGCTTCTATCTCCTGCAGTTTCGCCGCCACCGCCGAGTTCTGCACCGGGTTCGTCGAGTTCGCGTTCAGGCTCTCGTCCACCTCTGTCTCCTCGATGGTCAGGTTTACGTTGCCTGTGCCGTCCAGCGTCTGCTTCACCCCGTTCACCGAGATGCTCTTCACGTTCCCCGCGCCGCCGAAGTCCTCCCAGCTTGCCGCCTGTTCCCAACTGTCAAGGCTCGTGCCGATGAACTGCTTGGTCTCCCATTTGCCCTGCGCTGTCTCGTAAGTGATGCAGCGTCCCTTCGCGCGTTTCTTCTCCTCCACGGCCTTGATGGCGGTCTCCAATGTGTAGTAGCCGTCTTCCAACGGCACTTCCTCCGTCACGTTGTAGGTGTTGCCGCTGCCCGAGCCGCTTATCTCCACGAGGTCGTTTTCTTCATCGCTCCAAACATACAGTACATCGCCACAAAGAAACACTTTGTCCTTCAGCACAGCCGTGCGTCCAGCGTCCATATACAGGTCTGCCCTTGGCACACCATCCACACCCCAGTTGCTGTAACACTTGCCGTTCAGCAAATAGGCAAACCGCTTTGCCGACAGCACATACACTATCTCGCCGCCTTCACCCACTGCCGATGCCAGCAGGATCGTTGCCGATAGCACCATTCTCGCAAACCGAGCCGTCGCGCCGTCCCTCGACGCCACGGCCGTAGCCTCATACTCCGCCTCCACGCTCTCAGCCTTCGCCACAGCCTCTTCCGCCTTCTCTGCCGCCTCCGTCGCCTTGCCCGCAGCGTCCGTGGCGGTCTTGGCAGCAGCGTCTGCGTTTGCCGTGGCCGTGTCGGCCTTCTTGGCCGATGCGTCTGCCACAGCTGCTGACGCCTTTGCCGTGACCGCAGCATCCTCAGCAGGTTTTGAAAGCAGCTTCACCGGGGCGCTCACCACCGCCGTGCCTCTCATCGCAGGGAGGCTCACCACGCCGTCCAGCGTGCTCACCGTTTCCAGCTCGTCCACGCTCTGGCTCTCCGTCTTTATCTGGTTCACCACATCCTGCACCAGTTCCTTTTTCTCTTCTTCTGTCAGTGCCATAGTCATTCGGTTTTATTGTCGTTATTGTTCAGTTGTTCGTTCAGCCCGTCTATGAAGCCCGGCACGCACAGTCGCTCAGCCACCGTGCGTATCAGCCGCACCTCACCGTCTGAATATTCCGTCTCGCCTTCGCTCTCATATATCTTCAGGGCCAGGGCGTGCGCCTTGATGCCGTTCACGTTCTTGTATACCATGTCCGCAAAGGTCTCCCTCGCGTCCACCGTCTGCGCCGCTTTTCGGCTCACGGTCGTGTAAATCTTGAAATGTTTAAAGTCTATCTTTCTCATATCTCATTCCTCGTTTGTTGCTCCTGCTATGATATACCAGTTCCCGGCTATCGCCTTCAGTGTCGTGTAGGTGTTCCAGAGGCAGTATATGCGGCTGTCGCTCTTGCTGCATCCCCCGAACCGCCTCACGTCGATGGTGTTTCCGTCCGATGTCTTCATCAGGTAGTAGGGACTGTCCTCGAATATTATCTTCTGCCCGTTGATGGCAGACACATACAGGTACTTCAGCGTCTTGCCCAATGGTCTGTCCCAGAAGAAGCTCAGCTCCAATCCGTCATACACCGTTGCGTCCGGCAGGTATATCCAGTGCGAGTAGGGTGCTTCCGTGGCGTCCCACGAGCCCTCTATCGCGTCATATTCCCAGAAAAACATGTTGCACGGCTCCGCCGCAGGGTCTATCTGGTATTTATTCGGCGCATTCACCTTGGTGCTCGAGTACAGCAGGTTCGCATGGATGACGCCCGTCACCTCCGCGTCCTTCATCCTTGCGAACCTCACGTCAAGGCTGCCGTCTGCGTTCACCTTGAAGTATTCGTTCATTGTCACCGTGCCGTCCAGAGTTATCTGGTCGGCACTGATTTTCACGCCGCTCTCCAGCCTCCCGTCCCCATTCTTGGTCACAAAGGCCGACACCTCCGCACGCTTCACGATGTCCGTGTTCTCCTCCACGGCCGTGGCAAACATCCCGGCAAAGGCCGCGATGTCCAGTTTCTTCTCCATGTCCGCACCGTAGGTGGCCAGCCATGCCTCCCAGTCAGTCGCAGTCACAAGTCCTGCCGTGTTTTTCAGGTAGCCGTGCTCATCAAACCGCTCCGAGATGAGGGTGTTGTATTTTGAGGTCGTTATGATTTCCGACCCCTCCAGCACCTTACCGTCCTTATCAAAGTTCTCCGCCGCTATCCTCACCAGCGTCTCGCTCTGCTCAAGCAGCGTCTTGTACTTGTACGTCAGTGCCTCTATCTTGTCTGTGCTCAGCACCAGCATATACAGGTAGATGTCCCCGTCAAACGCCAACTTGAAGTCGCCCGTACCGTTCCACGCTCCGTTGCAGGTGTACTGCACATAGCCCTCGGTCGTTGAAATTTCCTCGCACACTGCCATGCTGTCGAAGTCCGCAAAACCTGTCTTGTCCACGTTCTCGAAACCTATCTTCAGCGTCCCCGCCTTGGCGCAGCGGTAGAAGAAACTCAGGTATACCGGCAATGCCTCCTTCTGCCCCTCGCCGTTCGTCGGGAACGTCGGCACATAGCGCAGGTTGCCGTGCTTCTGCACGATGTACTTGTTGCGTATCCTCACCACCTTGCGCCCCATGTCCGTCGTCACGCTTGCGCCGTCGCCTTTCTTGCTCAGCACGTTGCTGTTCGCCCACACCCATCGGTTGCCCACCAGGAAGAACACCGTCTCGTTCTCCGAGCTCCATTTCTCCAGACCACTCGCAAATGTCGGGTTGTTCAGGTAGCCTTTCTCGCTCAGGAAGTCGTTGCGCACGCCTGCCAAGGCGCTCTGCACCTTGCCCTCCGTTATCTCGAACCTCGTCTTCACATCCTCGCCCGTCTCCAGCACAAAAGTGCCTTTCAGGTAGGCGTTGTCGGCATACAGGCCGTTGCCCTTCGGTTGGTTCTTGGCCGGGAAGCGGTCATCCCTGATGCCGTCCAGGTTGCCCAGCCTCGCCCGCAGACAGCCGTCAAAGGTCTTGCCCTTCACACCGTCCATCACGTCCACCCTCGGCTGTCCGTCCTCCGTCGCCGAGATGAGTACTAAGTTCTGGCGGTCGGTATTCTCGGTGTTGCCCATCAGCACGCACTCGTCGCCCTCCATGGGCTGCGAGGTTTCAAACTCGGTCTTCGCCACCACGATGCCGTCTGTACTCGTGTCAGCCACTTCCACCCAATAGCTCCGCATGTCCTTGCCCGTGAAGGTCTGGCAGCGCACCATGTCGTGCTGTACGAACATGTTCTCCTGCTCGAAGGTGATAAGGTAGTAGTCGCCCTGCTCCTCCACGGTCTTTATCTTGCCGTTGGCCGCGCTCACGCAAATCTGACCACCCACGCTCCGCACCTTCTCGATGAGCAGTTCCATCACGCTCATCGTCTGCCGCACGGTCAGTTTGTCCAGTGTCAGCCGTGTGCGTTCCTGCTCGTCTTTCCACAGTTGGAAGCCCGCGCCAAGCAGTCCGTCCACGAACTGACCGGCACTGCGGATGCTGTCCGAGGTCACGCTGTCAAACGCCACGCCGTCTTCCTTTCTTACTGGTTGGTCCAGGTAGTCGTCAAACTCACGGTAGTCCCACTGGTCAGCATTGTCCGCCTCCTTGGCGTGGTCGGCTTCTATTGCGTGCTTCGCCTCGTCAGCATTGGTGGCATGGTCTGCCTCTTTCGCATGGTCGGCTTCCAACGTGTGGTCGCTCTCCTTGGCGTGGGTGGCTTCCTTCGCCAGTTCGGCGATTTCCGCCTTGGCTGCGTGCGCCGCCTCCTTCACCGCCATGCCGCCATAGGCCGTGCCGCCCGTCCGCAGCGCCGAGGTGCTGCCCTCGTTCTTCGGTTTCTTGATTACTTTGATGTCTATCATTGCTCTATCTCTTTCAGTGTCATTTCTGCATATCCCTCCTCCAGGTTACGGCTGATGCCCTCCACGAAGAAGGTCTTCCCCATCATCGGGTGGCGGTAGTGGGCAAACAGGCTCACGATGCCACCGTCCGTGTCCTCTAACTTCTGTGTCATCACCACCCTTGGCGCATGCCACTCCCGGTAGTAGCTGTCCACATACAGTTGCTCGGGCTTCGCCGTCTCCTCCCGGTTGTGGTCGTATATGGTCAGCAGTCCTTCCTGCGTCAGCGTGTTCACCGGCGTGCTCATCTTCACGCTGTCCGTCACGTCCAGCGCCTGGCACTCCGCTGCCGTCAGCGCCGAGTTGATTTTCATCTCCAGGTCGTCCTTCACGTTCACGAAACTCTCCTTCGTGTCGCTCATGTAGATGAGGTCGTTGTCGCCCGTGTTGTTCACCAGCCCGTTGTCGCTGTATATCTTCACCTCAAACTGCTCCACCATGATGCTGCTCACGTGCGCCAGCAGAGGTATCGATGTGCTGTACCATTTCGTGCGTCTGAACCATGTCTTGTGCCGTCTGGTCACCACGTCCCACAGCGTGTTCACCGGGCCTAGTATCTTGAATTGCACCCGTCCGCTCACCTTGTCGCCCTTCTTTATCGGGATGGCTATGCCCTCCGCGTCGATGCCCAGTTCATAGCCCACGTTGTTCTGCAGGTCAAACTTGGTTCCCACCAACTTGTCGCCTATCTTCGGGTCAAAGCCGATGGTGAAGCACTGCTGGTAGTACTCGTCCTCGTCCTGACATTGCTCCAGTGGCTTGTATTTTCGCCACTCGAAGTCCGTCACCTGTCCTTCCGTGCCTTTCTCCACCACGCACTTGTCGCCGATGATAAGCATGCACGCCAGCACGCCTATCTTTGATATGTGGTCGCTGCCGTCGCCGATGGCGCTGTACTTGAACTCGTACTCCTGCGGACCGGTGTCCGTGAACGGCACGAATCCGTGCTCCGTCCCCGTGGCCCATTTCACCTCTTGGTTCGGCTGCTCCGCTTTCCACCACTGCTGCGTGTAGTACCTTCCGTCCCCATTGTTCCGGCTCGGCACCGTCACACCGCTCCACTGCTGGATACCGGGGAAGAAGGCTTGGAATGGGCCTCCTGTATAGCTGTATATGTTCTTGTACGTGTCCGTCAGTTTCATCACCGGGTTCAACACTAACTTCCCGCTCAGCACGATGTAGTTCGTCGTTTCCTCGTCCGTGGGTGAGAACACGCCGCCCGTCATACTGCCGTTATACACGGCTCGTGGTATGCCAGCCTTCAGCGATGCCTCGTTGGGGAAGGTGGTCGCCTCCTTGTCGTCGCCGTTCCCGTTCACGCTCACCACCAGGTAGTTCGTCATTTCCACTTTCGAGGTGGGCGAGTTGTCCTTGCCGTCGGTCTTCTTCTCCACCTTGCCCAGCGCCATGATGGCCGCGCCCTGGTTCTTCGCCAGGAAGTTGGGCAGGGCGTGCTGGTTGCGTCCCTCGCTGCAGTATTCCTCCATCAAGTTGCCGCTGCCGTTCTTCGGGAACAGCCACTCCGGGTTGTTCATCATCTGCACATACCAGTCCGTCACGCAGCCGCCGTTGTAGTCCGTCTCCTTGCCGTGCGTCATCGCGTCAAAGGCTTTGATGGCGGTCTTTCCCTCGCCGTCGCTGCTGTACTCGGTCATGTATTTCTGCTTGTTGCTGTAGGGACTTTTCAGCAGGTCGTCGTCCAGCGGACTCTCTATCACGCTCTCCATGCTCTCCACCTTCGCCGTCAGCAGCAGCCGGTTGTACACCTCGCCCACGCTGATGGTCGTGTCCGTGTCCGTCACCACCTTCGTCTCTATGTCGATGGTCTGCCGGGCTGTGGTTACACTTGCGCCACTCAAGAGGTCGCGCCAGTAGATACGCTGCTCGCCTTTCACCGTCTCCCACGCATATATATAAAAGGTAAAGCCCTCCTGCACGATATGCAGGTTCAAGTACTTCAGCATCTCCTCCAGCACCTCGTCCTGCTGCCACACATCGTCCTCCTCGTCACCGAGAAACAGCAGTTCGTTGATGGTCAGTTGCCCGAATATGCCGTAGCGGTTGCCAGTCAGGTCGTCCACCGCCTTGCTCCCATCGTAGAGGTACTGCACTTTGCCATCGCCCACTATGTCCAGTTCCGCCGTCACGCCACCCAGTATCTCTTTCAGCATTGCCTGGAACGTGCGCTGCTCCGCCTCTGCTTTCACCACGTTGTATAGCACGCCCAGCGACCCCACATCCCTATACTTGGCATACTGCAGGGCTGTCAGCGCGTCGATGCAGCTCAGTTCCACTTCGTCATATTCCTCGTTGTAACCCTGCGAGTAGGCTTGCGGTTCTATGAAACCGGCAAACAGGCATTTGCCCTCGCGGTAGATATTTACCACTGCATCACGGCATGAGGCACAGAAGAAGTCGGGGACGAAGTTTCTTGTCAGCAGACGCACCGTCGCCTGTTGGCAGAGCAGGTGGTCGAACGTGTCGTTCACCTCGCTTGTCAGTTCCACCGGGTCATCCGTGAACGACAACTCGCCGCCGTCCTCACCGATGGTGATTTCCTTGCTGCGGTCGCCATGCGTCAGGATATGCACCTCGATGCGCTCCTCTCTTTGGTTGTAGAAATGTCCGTGTATATACATAGCGTCCTTATATCTTGATGTTCGTTCCCTTTCTGTTGATCCGCGTCTCGTTGGCAAGCACCGCCACAAGGTCTTTGCCTCTTACCTTCAACTCGTAGATGCCGCCACCTCCGCCGCCATTGTTGCCGATAAGCGACTTCAGTTTGTTCAGCGGCGCTATCACCTCCGGGTTGTTTTTTGCGCCCGAGTACTCGCCCATCAGCGCCAAGGTCGGGCCGTACACGATACCGCCGTTGGCAAATGGCGTCACGGCCACCGATGCCACAAGCCCCTGCATCATGTCTATAAATCCGGCTGCGATGCCCGCGCCGGCAAACGGTATGTAGGCGTGTGCCGCCATAAACTCCGAAGCGGCCAGCTCGCGGTACGCCATCGCCTCCGCTTTCACGGCGGCCATCGTCGCCACGGATGCGGCTATCTCTTCGGGGGCTGCCGCTGTCTTGGCGGTCGCCGCTGTGGTGGCTGCCACTCCGCTTGCAGCCACTACGGTGTTGGAGGTGCCTGTGGCTGCGGTCAGGGCATCTATGATTGAGATGATGCCATTGATGCCCTCGTATATCTGTATGGCTGCATCAACCACGCCTGTAATGGTTGACCATGCATCGCGGTTGCCTTGCAGTGCGTCTGTCAGCGAGGTGATGCCACTGCCCACACCTTTGACTGTACTCCACGACTTGCCCAGCGTGACATTGCTTTTGCGGATGCGTTTCTCGTAGTCCTCGTAACTGCTGATGAGTTTCTTGATGGACTTGCGCTGCGACTCGTCCATGGGACTTTTCGTGTCGGCCAGCATATCCTGCAGTTCCTTGATGCGTTTCTTTACGCCGTCAAGCCCGATGGTCTTCAGTTCGAGTTTCAGCGTCTTGCCGTCCATGCCGTCGAGCTTCGCCACCTCGTCCTGCATTTCGGGGATGCGTGCGAGTTGCTTCAGGGCATCACGCTTCTTCTCCAGTTCCAGCACCGTACGCTGTATGTCGTCTATCTCTGATGCGCTGGCGTTCTTCTGTTTGGTCTGGTAGTAGCTGATGGCATCGTCCAACGAGCGGATGGTGTTCAGCCGTGAGATGTCCTCCGGCTTCTTCAAGTCATCAAGGGTCTCATCCCATTTCTTCTTCAGGTCGTTAAGTGCGTTTATCTGCTTCTGTATCTCCAACCGCTCGGTCTCCGTGGCAGTCTTCAACAGGTCGGTGTAGTACTGCAGCTCCTTTTCAAGTTGGCGGTAGGTCTGTATCTTGTCGATGCCGACATCCACATGCGCATTGCGTTCGAACGCCGTTTTAAGGTCATTCAAACGTTGTATTTCTGCATCGATACCCGCAAGCTCTTCGGCGGACGCATTTTCACGAAGACTTTGCTGATAGGCGATTTCTGCATCAATGTCCTTCAGTGTTTTCAGCTCGGTGGGACGGCTTGCCACTTCCTGCAGTTCTGTGATGGCATCCTGCTGCTTCTGCAGGGCTGCGATTTTCTTGGCATATAGCGTGATAGTCTTGGCGTCCGTGCCGTTGGCGGTCTCCAGTTTGTTCTGGTAGTACTGTATGTTGTTACCGAGTTCCTTGTAGCTCGTGGCGTTGGCGATAAGATGCTTGCCACTGTACTTGTCTTTGTCCTTATCCTTGTTTTTGTCGCTGTCGGTTACAGGGGCGTTTTGCTTCTTGTTTTTCTTCAATGCCGCCTGGGCGTTCTCGGTCTTGGCCTTGGTGTTGGCTTGCGTTGCCTTGGTGTTCTTCTCTATGTCGGCGGTCTGCCTTGCGGTTGTCTCGTCCTTGATGCCGAAGAACTTCTTCACCCACTCCCATGCCTTCTTTATCACGGCACTCGCTTTCTCGAATGCCTTGACAAGGAAGTCCCAGACGGCGGAGGCGACATCTTTCACGACCGCCCACACCGCATCGCAGATGTTGCGGAAGGTCTCGCAGTTGTTGTAGGCGGCTATCAATGCGCCCACAAGTGCCGCTATCGCCATCACGACAATGCCGATGGGGTTGGCACTGAGCACGAAGTTCAGGGCTATCTGTGCCACCTTCCAAAGGTTGGAAGCTACGGCCACCACCTTGGCTGCCGCTGCCTGTGCGAGCGTGGCCACCTTCACGGCTTTCAACCATGTCACCACGGTCTTGATGCCGCCGCTGAGTTGCACCATGCTCAGGAGGGCGATGCCACTGTTGGCTATCCATTCCACATAGGGGGCGGAGGTGCTGGCGATGGATCCTGCCCAGTCCATCATGGCGTGCATCTGGTTGGCAAGGGTCTGTTTCAGGCTCTCGCCCGTTGATGCCATATTTTCAAACGCTGCGTCTATCGATCCTGCGGAGTCGGCCATAGCCCCAATGTTCTGCGAGAACTTCTCTTTCTGCTCGCCTGTCAGTGAGCCGAGCAGACGCATGGCTTCTGCACTGCCGAACAGTTGGCCGTAGATGGTCTGGCTGAGCTGCCCGGTCTTGGCAGCGTATTCCTGTATGCTTGCGTCCAGTCCGAGCAGGAAGTTTTCCAAACCGCCCGCCGCCTGTACGCTGGCTGCATTGAAGCCGATGCCCATCTCGTTGGCGGCCTTGGTCGCCTCCGTCGATGGCTTGATGAGGGAATTGAGGACGGCTGCCAACTGCGTGGAGACTTCCGCCGTGTTACCCGTCACGCCGGTCGTGGTGGCGAAAACGGCCATAAGTTCGTCCATGGACACGCCGAGCTGTGCCGCCGAACCGCTCACACGGGGCAGGGCTTGCGCCAACTGCTCAAAGCTGGTCACGCCGTTCTTGGCGGTCATCTGTATCTTGTCCTGGATGTTTCCTGCCTGGTCCCATTCCAAACCGTAGTTCTTGATGAGCGTGGAGGTGACGGTCACGGTCTCGCCCAAGTCGGCGATACCGCCCACGGCACTCCGGCTTGACTTGTTGAGGAACTCTATCCAGTTGTCCTCGGGCACGCCGTTGGAGATAACCTGGTACAAGCCGTTTGCAAGTTCTTCACGCGCAAGCGGTATGGTCTTGCTCAGTTCCGTTATCTGCCCGGTCAGCGCCTCGAACTCGTCACCGCTCTTTCCTGCCATGGTGTTGGCACTGCGCATGGCAGTCTCGAAACTGTCGAACGGCTCGGCAAGGCCGCCCACCATGTCGCTGAGGTCGCGGATGGAGCGGACGGCTGTCTCGAACACAAGGCTCTTGTCTGCCATCTCGCGCAAGCGGTTGCCGGTGTCCGCGGCGGTCTTGCCCACTTCGGAGAGTATGTCGTCAAGACCGTCGGCTTCCACGGTCAGGCGTTTCAGCACTCCGCCATCCTCGCTCTTGATGTTGATTCTAAATTCTACTGCTTTTGCCATAGTCTTTGTTATTTCAGTCCGTACCGTTTCTTGGCTGCCTCGAAGCGGGCGTTGAACTCCTCCTTGCTCACTTCCTCACGTTCCTCCTTTTGCTCCTCGTCCCATGGGAACGGCAGGATGTCGTGGGCGCGGACATTGCCTTTCGTGTAGGGTGAGATGGCGAACAGGGCCAGTACCCTCGTGCGCTCCCACTCGTTGCGCTCGGCATCACGTTTGGCTTCCGCCCATCGCTCCCACGCCTTGTAAAACTCAAAAGGGGTGCATCGTTCAAAGTCTTCTCTGCTCATCCCGATGCACCCCAATGCCATGCCCAACAGTTCTTCGACGCTTACTTCTTCTCCGCCTGGGCTGCCGTTTTTTTTTCTTCGCCGCCCATGTCCTCGTAGAAGGAGTTTGCCGCATCGGGCTCCATGAGGTCGGCAAAGGTCTCGAAGTCGTAGTCGAACGCCACCTTGTCGGCGTTGCACGCGCTCTTCACGCAGCAGTACACGAACAGCACCAGCTCGGAGATGTTGGTCTTCTCCAGGGTGCTCACGTCCTTGCCGCTCTCGTTCTTGAAGCGCACCATCGCGCCCATGGTCACACGGCAGGGATATTCCTTGCCGCCTACCTTGATTTTCGTCTTTTTCATACGTTCCACAGTTTTTTTATTCTCCGCTTGAAGCGGTCGTGTCGGTGATGCCCGTGCCCACTTTCTCCACCTTGCCGCAGTTCTGCAACGTCAGTGAGTACTTTGCGTCGTCTCCTGCCTGCGCGTCAAGGTCAAGGGCGGTGATGAGGTACTTGCCCTTGTAACCGCCGGAAGCCTTGCCCGTGCGCTTGTCGCCCTCTCTGAGATTATAGGCTGCCTCCACCGGCTCGCCCTTCAGCATCGCGTCCTTCAGCTGGTCATACGAAGGCACTTCGTCCGTGCCGTCCGTCAGCACCACACCGTCGGCGGTAATCTGCTCCGAGAAACTCTTGATATACGACTCTTTCCATTTGCCGCCCGAGGCTTCCTTGGTCACGCGCTCGCCGGTCTCCGCCGAGGTCGATACCTTACAGCCGGTGGAAAATCCGAGGGCGTTGCTCCCCATGGAGAGGATGAGGTCGGTTCCGTCTAAAACACTTTTTGCCATATCTTTCTTGTTAAAATCATTAATACTATGCCGGTCGCCACTCCGACGATAAAGGCGATGAGAAGCCGTTTCCACGGGTTGGAACTGCGTTCCTTTTCCGTCTTGGCTTCATTCTTCTGCTGATTCAATGCTTTCTTATAGCTCGCCATTTGGCGCTCGTAGTACTCGCATTGGCGCTGCAGACTGTCGCAGGTGGCATACACCACGATGGTGCCGCCTTTGTTCTGCACGGTAGCACTGGCGCGTCCGTTCTTGGCGCGGTACTCTGCCTTGTCGGGCAGGTCAGCCAGTTCCGCCAGGGGTATCTCCAGTTTGGCTTCCTCCTGCGGTATGGTTTCCGTCCACGTCTGCCGCACCTCGCTCCGGAGGGTGTCCGCGGATACTTGTCTCACGCTTTCCTCCGTGGCCACGCTCGCCTTTCGGCTTGTCGCGCAGCCCGACAAGAACAGGACAATCATCATGATGCTTGCAACTGTTAGCAGTGTCGATAGCCTTGCGCAGGCGTGCCATCTCGCGCTTTGACGCTTCGAGGTATCTTCTTGTTTCACCCAGTTCTTCCTTTAATGGTTTTACAATGTTCTCTACCAAGATACGGGTGGCATGCTCGGCGTTGTCCATACGCACCGTCTCGGCATCGGCTTCCGCCTTCATCGATTCCGCTTTCGCTTTCCTTATGGTGGCCCGCAGCGTGCATATCGCCACGATGGTTGCCACCAGACCTCCGCCGAGGAGGACGTTCAGGACTTCGCTGATATTCATGCCATCCATATTTTTGTTGTTACTGGTATATACCTATTGACTTGA